ACGTTTACCTTTGCAGATAACTTGTCTAGGTTACTACTGTTATTAATAACGTAGTCTACTGGGTAATCATCCATGTCAGTCTCTGAAACGTGTTCGTTTGCTGGACCAAATCCTTCTCTAGATACTCGGATGATAATGCCGCCAGCCTCGGAGATAGCGTCTGCTTCGTTCTTGAAACGAACATCTGCAAACACTACGTTCTCTAGCTTCTCGGCTTCTGCCATAGCTAGGTTTACCCAGAAGTTCTCTCCGAACATATTGCGACCAACTTCAGTGCCTAGTCGCTGCATCAGTGGGCGAATGTCTGGGCTCTCTGCCTTTAGTTCATCCCAGGTCATGCTTGGGAGCACTTGGGAAAGGTGTACGGGCATTGACTCACCTAGACGGATAATTGGGTCTAGGGTAACCAGTGCTTTACGCATAGGGTCTGCGAATGACATCTTTACATAGTCATAGTCCCTGACCATGAAGTCAGCGGTGCTGTCCTTGCCTACTCTTGCGTAACCAGTAAGTCCAATTAGCACTTAGTAGCTGTCCTTTCTGAATGCCCTCTGGTCGTTGGCACGTCGTGTAATCTCACGGCTAACCAACTGCAGGTCACGCTCATGATTAGTAAGTAGCATCTCTACCAACTTACGATAAGCGTACTTTTCTTCATACTCGTTGTCAAGGTCGATAACATCCTGATTAACAGAAATCTCTGCCTTCACAGCAGTGACTCGTTCCCCCTTGACCTGAGCACCCATACGTCGTACTAGGAGGGTGTTCTCCAAGTACTCCTTCTTCTTTAAGGCAGCACGCTCTTCTAGCTGAGCCATGGTCAGCTGGGATGCAATGTAGTCCGTCCACGCAGTTAGGCGAGTGAACAGTTCTCCCAGGTCCTCAGAATCAATCTGAGTAATGTCTCCTGGGAGCCTTACCTGTTCATCACTAGGCTTGTGGAAGGTTAGGCCCCAACCCGCAAACTTCTCTAGGGCACTCATGCTACTCCTCGTATGGGGCACACTGCTTGCATACGCCACCAGGAATGTTGGTACACTCTGGTGCTACGCCTGCGGCAACAGCATCCACTACCTTCTTACAGCCCTCGAATACGTGAGCCACTAGTTCGTAGTCAGCACGTACAGTAAACTCCTTGAAGGACTGGTCAGCCTTAAGTTCGTAGATAAAAGTAATCTCATCAATAGGATTGCCATCTGCAGTGGTCATACCCATACGCTTCATGAGCTCTAGGTACATCTGTCCCTGCATAATGTGGGGACCAAATGGACGCTTTACGTTCTTCCATGCCTCCATGAAATCACCATTAGCATCCTGCATTAATGACGGGGCTTCGGAACGGATAGTTCCAGGACCGATTGACTTAATCTCAATGAGGGTATCGTCACCAATGCCACGAACCCAGCCGTCAGTGTGACCAGCAATGCGGAGGTCATCGTCTACGAGAGTTACCTCAGCGTATACTAACTTCGATTGAGGTGCTTGACAAACCTCACACTCTGAGGGCGAGGTGCCCCAGGTAATATGGTCACAGACATCGCACTTAAACTTTCCGTGGAGAACGCCCATCTCCTGGAAATACTTCTGCCACTTGGCGTGGATATAGTGACCTTCGTCAAAGATGGCCTGTAGGCGCAGTGGTGGCTTCTCGGCAATCTTAGTACGTCCACTTAGCAGGAAATACGATGCACGGTGGCACCAATCACGCTTAATAATCTCTGATGGGTGCAGTACATCAGTACGGCGGTCACCAGGTGGACGAGATAGTAGGTGACGCTCTACATCTCCCAACAACCTTGTTGGACGAGACTTAGCGTCTAGAAACTTCTTTAGGTCTGAGTTCACTTCTTACCCTTCTCTTGTTCCTGAAAGATGTACTCTTTCAGGGTCATTTTGTGCCTGTAACTGCGTTGCCACTTACGTACCAAAGCGTTACGTTCTCGGTGACTCAGTCCGCCCCAAATGCCGTGGGCTTCTTCAGTACGGATTGCATCCCAAAGACAGTTAAGTCTAACAGGGCAGGGCTTTGTTTCGCCATTCCCAAAACAATATTCTTTTGCTTCTTCAGCAATTTTTTTGTAGAGGTCTTTGTCTCTGGGAGGGTAGAAGATATCTGGGTCTTCGATGCCGCTGCACTCTGCTTCGTGGTGCCAACTAAAATCTACATCAAATAGTTCATTCAGTAGCTGCATTAAGCCTGTCTCGTAATTCTAGGAAATCGGTCTCTAATAGAATCACATAGTCTTCACCGTCAAGGTGAATGCCAAATACAGGTGTGCGGCCATCTAGGATGGCTTCATTGGTTATCTTTTTTAACTCTGCAGACTGGATAGTCTTTGATTTCTTTCCAGTCCACTTATGTTCGACCAGCAAGTCGTGGCTACGAACATCCCCCTTGCGAGACCAGAAGGCCCCAGAAGCGGCGTTGACTTGGCCCCCTATGGCCTTAGCAATACGCTTTTCATGCTTCTGGGACTGCTTCTGTCCTTCAGACTTCATTAGATGCGGTCAACCCCGTGGAGCTTGTCGAGGACCCACTGCAGTCCTCCAACAAATCCTTCGTCCTGGGTCTTCCAACGTAACTCAGTCTCAATAAGTTCAATGAGCTCTTGACGATAATCGTCAGCGCCCTGGAACCGTAGAGCCTCACGCTCAGACTCGATGTACTCTTCGTAAGCAGCCTCGTTGCTGTCGAGCCAAGCTTCATTCATCTTACTCATCAGAATCTCCTTCAAGGAACGTAATTCTTGAATCAAGAACTACTTTTCGTAGTTCCTCATACAATCCTACATCCTCACGAACTGAATTAGCAAATGCTTCGAGTCCCTGCCACTTCTGTTCCTTGTGATAAATCCATCCGCCCTTACGCTCAACAACGTTGTTGATTACTGCCATGGCAACTACTTCCTTGGCAACATCAAAGTCACCTGGGCTGTAGATACTGTGCTCCTTGAAGTAGAAGTCCACAGCTGCGGTCTGGTAAGGAGGAGCACTCTTGTTCTTGGTGGTCTTAAGGACAATCTGCTGACCAACCTTTGACTCGTTCTCTCCAGAGCCAACCTTAATCCAGTCCTTGCGACGAACCTCGGTAATGGTGAAGTAGGCGTAGTCCTTGCCCTTGCCACCTGGAGTAGTGCGGTTGTCTCCATACATAACACCGATGCTCTGACGCCACTGATTAATGACGATTCCCAGAATAGGTCGCTCTGCCTCGGTTAGGCTACGCTTCATTGCAGCGCCTGCCTTACGGAAGAACTTGTTGGTCAGGAGGGCTCCACGACCTACGGTTGCTTCTTCCATGGTCTTTTCGTCTTCAGTGGACGGGACCAGAGAAGGGAGAGAGTCAATAACGATACAGTCCACAGACTTAGACTCAGCAAACGCCAGAACCGCATCATATGCGTCCTCCATAATGTTGGTTTCAATCACAATCATTCGAGATACATCTACGCCACACATCTCTGCGTACTCAGGTACCCACTGCTCAGCGGCTACCCAGACAGTAGTGAAGTCTGGATTAGTTGCCTGGTTGGCAGCAATAGTCTTTAGGGCAATTGCAGTCTTACCGTGGCTAGGCTCACCTCGTAGCTCGTGCCACTGGTTAGCTGGGAAGCCACCACCAAGGATGTAGTCGTAGGTAACAGAGCCAGAGCTGAAACGGCTAATGAGGTCATGACGGATGTCAGCACCCATGACCACTACATCGGAGCCCATCTTCTTGTTGATTTGGGCCATAATTTTACGGGCTTCAGCGTTAATCATCTTCATTCTCCATTGATGGTAGCGGGGTATAAATACAGTCAGTGATACGTACTTCTATGAATCGCTCATTCTCAGTATAGATAGTGTTCTTGACAACTACCTGTCCCTCTACCAGTGCGGTTCCTGGGACAAAATAAGCGTGAGTACGTTCGTGGTTAAGGGTTACAAACCAAGTAGTGTCTGGCTTGCTTAGAAACTTTCGCTTGCGCTCTGAGTAGTGCAGCGTGGGGAATTGGAACTTAGGTCCCTTCCAGTTGTGCTTTACTTCTACTTCAACCTGATAGTCGATACCATCTCGAGTAGCGAGTACATCGATTCCGTACTGCTCAGGATTTACCTCAGCATCGTAACCGTTAGCCTTGAGGAGCTTTATGACCTGATGCTTTGCGACATCATCTTGGTCATACAGTTCCTTAC